CCAGTCATCATCAACTGATCCCCGAAAGCTGTGTGTCGGTAGATCACGATTTTCTTGCGACCCAAGGGAGTCCCGCCGTAGCGCCTCTCGTAGCTGTTGAAGTTGGAGAGGTCGGATGGCGAAAGCGACGTGCCATTGAACGCCGCCTCGACCTGCCGGGCTTGAGCTTGCGTCAGGACGTACCGGCAGAACGGAAGGAGGGACGTGCCCTCGAACTTGGCGGTTACTGGCGAGGAAAGGATGACCATCTAGGGCGAGTGGTAAAGCCTAACCTTTACACAGTCAACAGGAAAGTGAGGCTACCTGATCCCGCCCATCAAAGCGCCCAAGGTCTGCTGCGCTTCCTGACCGCCAGTCTGGGGCGCGTTGCCGCCACTGGCCGAACGCTGGCCGCTCCCGTTTGAGCCCTGCGATCCGCCGTTCATCCCCATGCCGATCACTTCCGCCTGTAGCTGGGCCTGCATCTGCTGGAGTTGCTTCAACTGGAGCTGCTGCTGCTGGAGCATGATCCGTTGCTGCAAGAGCGGGATGTTCTGCGGGGCGTGGTTCCACCAATACGGATCTTTGAGCGCCTGAGAGAACACCGTCAGGAACATCTCGTCGGGATCATCCGGCGCGGGCGGGATCGGGATACCGTCGCCCAGAATCTTCGTGACGGTCTGCATCGCCTCCTGTTTGGCCATCTCGTACCCGCCATCGTTGATGACTTCCTCCAAGCCTTGAATCCCCATCAGTTGCGCGAGCTTCGTCACCGCCCCCGGCGTGTTGAGGTAGCCTTGGAACACCGGGTTGTTGCCGAACGTCTCGATGAAGTACCGGACGTTGTTCTGCGCCGAGATCCGGTCCATGTACTCACGCGCCATCTCGGTCTGGATCTCCATGTTCGGGAAGAACAACAGCCCTGTCTTTTTCTTGATCCAGTCCCGGTCGCCCCACTTGTTCGTGTTGGCGAGGTTCCACTTGGCGTACCCTCCCGCGAACTGGCGATTGAAGTTGTCGATGTCCACGACGATAGGCGTCTTGGCGGAATCAATGACAGCGGCCATTTCGGTTGCGGGACGCCTGCCGCCCGCGACATCGCCCAAGATCGCATCCTTTCCGCCGAACACCGCTTGGATTTCGGACTTCGCAACCCCTTGGAAAGTTAAAAGCGTGGCGCTTTCATCGTACGCGTTCCCCTCCATGCGCTGCACTTCATCCATCGTATCGACGATGATGTTCTTACCGGGCTTGTTGAGGTTGATCTTCTCGTTGTTGCTCCCTGCCTGAACCTTGAACGGGCGGTTGATCGTGTAGTTCTTGGAGTCGAGGAACTGGTTGATCGCCGTGGAAAGCTGCTCGAAAGCCGAGTACGCGATTTCCGCGACCGATACCGGGATAGCCATCGAAGCATCCTCGATCTTGTGGACAATCGCTTGGATTGGCACGCCGTCGTCGGGGGTCGGGTTGCGCTGGATGCGGAGACAGGTTCCTCCCGGGTTCCCGCTGTACCCGTACCACTCGACAACGAACCGTTGCGGGCGCACGTAAACTTTCTTAGTAGCCCCCGTCTCGTCGGCGACATCCAGAGGCGCGGTCGCGAGGATGATCTTGCCCGTCTCCGGGTCTTGGTAGAGCGGCAGCATCGCGAAGCTCGTGTAGAGCTGCTTCACGGTATTGACGGGCTTCTGGCCTCCCGAGGTGTCCGTGATCCCGTAGCGCGTGTTAAGGAGCGATTGCGCGTAGGCGAGATCCTGCTGGCTGAAAGCGTACTGGGTGGATTCCTTATCGATGGCGAGATCGATATTGAGCCATCCGAACGGGTTCAACTGAGGGTCGTACTCGTTGGCGAACAGGTCCAACTTCGTCACCATGCGCCGGACGGTCGGGCATTCCTGCTTCGACATGTCCTGAATGGGCGACAGGTAATCGACGTACACCTGGTCGATGTTGAGCTTCGCGGCGGTCGTGTAGAAGGTCTTCGGGATTGGTGACATCTCGCCGGTAGCCGGGTCTGGAACCATCTCAAGACGGCGGTCGTAATCGAACATTGCCCACGCGTGCGAGAACCGGAGGTAGTCAGGGTAGAGTTTCCGGTACAAGGTCTTGAGATCGGCGCGGTTCGCGTTCTGCTTGAGAAGCTCGTTCGCGGCCTCAACGCTCTGTTGCGTCGGGTTGTAGAGCGGATGCTCGATCATCGTTTCCGGCTTCGTGTACTTGGCCGGGAACCCGTCGCGCCAACTCATCTCAAACGCCATCGCCGAAAGCGTGTTGACCTGCTGGTAGAAGTCCGAGGGCGTGATGTTCGCGCTGCCCGCGTTGCCTTTGCCGTCCTTCACGTACTTCATCCAAGCCTCGGACTTCTCGGCGAACAGATCGTAATCGAGGGTCGCGGAGGGCGTCATGCACCGCCATGCGCGGTCGATGGCGTACCAGATGGCATGGAGCCGTTGCTGGTTCAAGAGGAACGGGTAGTAGTATTCCCGGAAGATGTGTTGGAGAACCGCCTTACAGAGATCCTCGTCCACCGCGAGGTTCTCGCCGATGACGGCCTGGGCTTCGTCTGCGCTGGGGGTCGATAGTTCGCCGATTGGCATGGTAGTTACCTCGTCATTCCGGCGATCAGGAACGCCGTCTTTGCTCCCGCGAAACTCGGGATTCCGAAGCCTTGCGGGATCTGGTTTGTCCCTTGCGCGGACTGATACACGCTCATCATCTTCTCGGCGACTTGAGCCGCCTGAACCGGGTCGGCCATGTGGATTGTTTCCGCGATCTGGTTCTGCGCGGCAGCGATCAGGACCAGCGCGTTGCCGGAAATCTTGTCCTTCTGGACATCGAGCGTGAGAACCTCGTCAACCGCGATGGTCGCGATCTGGTTCTGGATCTCGGAGATAGCGGGGCTCGCCGCGAGGATGTCGCGGGTCGATTGAACGCAGATTTCCTCTTTAGAGCGGGGCATAGCCGGTAACGGGGTTATATGACGTGTCATCACTCTTTTGCAACCAAAACCCGTCGTCGTCCTCTTGGAGTGGGGCGGGTACCCAGCGGAGCTTGTGCAACACGGAATAGCACATCGAGTCGATTTCATCGTCGCCAAGCTGCTCGGGCTGGCCCTTGAACTGCCCAACATTCGGCCCGGTCTTGTACTGGTCCTGTAGGTAGTTCTCCAACCGCTCGATCAGGATTCCGCAGTTTCGCGTCACGTACAACCGCGTTCCGGGGGCGCTCCCTTTTTCGATGTGGAGTCGCGTATGGTCGCGGCGAAACATATCATTGACGTTATCGCACCGAGCCTCTGGACCAAGACCGGTTGACTTTCGGATCAGCAATCCAGCCCTCCGGTAATCTTCTGCTCTCGTGTCGTTCAATGCTTCGTTCTTTCGCGCCCAAAGGTGGTAGTCCGCGAATGTTCCACGGAACTTCTCACGCACGAACTTCTCCCGATACTGAGTCGATTTACTGTCGCCAAGTCCCGGCCTGACGGTCGCAACCAGTTCATTCCCGGACAATTCCACGATGTCCTTGACGCGATCCGAGATCGACATCCCGACCTTGGAATAATCCCGGTAGATGACATGCTCGCCGGTCGGAAGTAGCGCGGACCAGATGCAAGTACCGGGGTGGGCGATCCCCTCGTCAACGCCCCGGAACAGGTTCGACATCTTGCCGTACTTGGCGAGGAACTCCTTGTCGTCCATTTCCAGAACATGAAACTCGCGCTCGAAATGCGAGAACACGACCGGGCTGGACTGGAAGAACCCGCCGAAGCGCCGGACCTTTCCCTCGTCGCCCATTCGCTCGTACCGCTTCCGATCCTCGTTCTTCTTGGCGTCGGGCATGATGTAGTCCGGCGTTGTGTCCATCGACATGTTCGTGAACGACTTCACCTTCCCGATCATCGGGTACTTGCCCTGATAGCACTCGAAAGCCAGTTGCGTCCGCTTGCCCAAGTTACGGGCTTCCGCTGGGGTGTACGCCCAATAGACAGCCCCGCCTGACTGGACGCGAGGGAGCGCCTCCCCCATCGTGTTACGGTCCATGCCCTCATCGAAGTTGAGTCGCCAACACGCTTTACCAGCCCAAGCTTGAACGTCGGACCCGTAGAGTTTCCCGAAAAGCTTGTGGCCGTGGCGGGTCGTGAACGCCATGTCGGTCTTGCTCCAATCCTCTTCGTTCTTGATGCCGCGCCTGCCGATCTCGTACGGAGGAATCCACTTGCGATACTCCGCGCCGACCGTCTGATCCCACGCGGAACGGTCAGTCACGCCATGCCAGACCGTACAGTTGCGACCAGACTTCGGGGGTGCGGCCAACCACAGGTATTCCATGCGGCCGGACTTCTTCCAGAGATCCCAATTCGGTCGTGGGAACACGCGATACTTGCCGCGACTAAAGGGGTCGGTGTGCTCTTGGAATAGTGGCCAGTCGGGATCGTTAGGGATCAGCCAGAGCAGGGTGTCGATCACTACGCTGGCAGTTTTCCCGCGACGGTTGCAGGTGAAGTCCATCACCGTCTGATAGCCGGTCGGAGCTTCCTCCGGCTCGTAGTCCGGCGACCATGCGTTGAGGATCTGGCACTGGTCGTAGGACGGGATGAAGAACGCGATGGGACACATGGACTTGAGATGGTCCACATAGCCTTCCGCGTCTTCTCTCAGCCTTTCCTTTATGATCGCCAACGCCGCCGCTTCCATCTTGGTCAGCATCGGGGAGGCTTCCAGCCTTCGGATGACCTCCTGTTTCTCTTCCCATCCCCACACGCTTCCCCATAAATCATTCCAGTTGTCCGGTAATGAATCGCCCGGCATGCCTTTTACATTGATACTCATTCGTCCTCTTTCGTGAACGCCTCGAAAGCGATCTGGAATCCAGCGAGTCCTTCGGAAAGGTATTGCTTTCTGGGAATCTCCTTCCACCCATCGTCCTCGTGATCGTCAATGGAAGCGGTCGGAGAACAGGTCAATACGCCGCTCTTGACCTGCAAGAGAACGCCAGCCGGGATGTCGGCCCAGAGATCCACGCACCGGAACCACTGCTCGATGTTCGCGGCCCGCTTGCGGTAGAAGTATTTGCCGACCGGATCAGTCATCTTCCTCTGTTTCCTTTTGATTACTCAACGGACGACAGGACCGGCATTCTTCTCCGTAGTATCTGGCTGGACCAACATGGCAAATGCAGCAGTCCCGCAATCGGTGGCAGCAATCGCAATAGTTTGGATTGCTGGATGAAACCGGGCGCATGAACTCGTTGTCTCTTAGATTATTTCCCGGTAGTGGCATTTGTTTCCTCCGAATCATCGATCAGTAGAATCCCACTCTCGGGCATCAGACAGAGCTTCACGCCGTCGTATTGGACGTAGGTTCCCGCGAGACGGGAAGCGATGACCTTCGTCCCGATCTCGATGGCCGGGTCAACACCGGGACCTACCGCGATCACGTCAGCCTCGACGGGTTGCGGCTTGGACTTCTCGGGGATCACGATCATGCCGTCATGCTCCCAAGTGCGGAATTTGAGGAGGATATTCTTGCCGAGTACCTGGATGGTTTGCATGTGGCGCAATCTGCCATCCATCCCGCGTAATTGTAAAGCCTTGACTTTGACATGTCATCGTGTCTTTTCTTCCCGCAGAGGATGGGTGCGCCCGCCGTTCTCTCCACTAACTGTTGGGCGATTTGGAACCATAAACACAATGAGAGCAAAAATGTATGTCGGCTCAGTGACTCGCACCGAGCAAGGTGAGGAAATCAAGATGAGCGCGGTCACCGGGAAGCCCGGCGTCGGAGATGAGCCAAGCGAGGACAACACCTACTCGAAATACACCCCGAGCGCCTCGCTCACGATCAACGTGACGAATCCGGCGCTCTTTGGGAAGATCAACCCCGGCGAGCGATACTATCTCGACTTCACGAAAGCCGAGGCGTGATCAACCGGGCGACGCGAGGTTCGATCCCTAACTCGCCCAACAAACCGATGGACGAAACCCGATTGATCGAGCGAGCCGCCGCGTTCGCGAAGAACCGGAACGACTTCCACGATCTGGCCAAGGAAGAGAACAAGGCTATCGGGGTCGCGTTCAAGTGCGTGCGTCGGGATCGGAAGATCAGTCTTCGGGTACTCGCCGAGAAGGTCGGGGTCAGTCACGCGATGATCGCTTCGTGGGAACGGGGCGAAAGCTTTTGGGACGAAGGAATTGCAAAGAGGTACATCGAATCATGCCGGTAGAATTAAAGGATAGTTTCACGTCAACCGGCCAAAAATTCTTCGCCCATCAGGAGGCGATGAAGTCCCTGCAAAACGGGAAAGGGATGCCGATCACATGCCACGTCATCCCGACTGATACCTGCCAGCACACATGCGCGATGTGCAGCGTTGCAACGAGGGAAGGAAACATCCTGGCAATGCGCGAGATTGAAGGCTTCTTGGATCAACTCGTACCGTTGGGATTGAAAAGCGTCATTATCTCTGGCGGCGGAAACCCGATCCTGTACCGGTGCAAGGAAACCAAGTCCGATTTCAATGACTTGGTGGACATGATCCACGGGAAGGGGCTTGAGCTAGGACTCATATCCAATGGCGCTCCAATGAAGGAGTACCCGGATGGCCGCACTTCATGGAAGATGGTTCGCCCTGAGACTCTCGATAAGTTCACTTGGATCAGGATCTCAATGAGCGGGCTCGACCATGACGAGCGGACGGTTTACGTGCCGGACATCGACCCGAACAAGACCACGCTTGGGTTCTCGTATGTCTATCACGACATCTACCACGAGAAAAACGAGACGCATCACGGCAAGGTCGCGACCCCGGAGGAAGTGATCGAGCCGGGGCAGAAGATCGAAATGGCTATCGACCGCATCCCGTGGTTGACCGAGCAGTTCAAACACTACGTCGGAAAGCATTCACCGACGTATCTAAGATTATTGCCGAACTGCAACCAGCCTGCGCTTATTGATGAGCGTTGCGAGCTTCTGCGGTCTGTGGCGAATGAGGTTGATCCGACTGTCGCATTCGTCCAATACAAAAAGCCAAAAGCCCCCCACGCTTGCTACCTTGGTTATATCCATCCAGTATTGAATAGTGATGGCTTTATTTTCCCATGCGACAGTACGGTGCTTGCCGCTGCTGCAATAAATAGGCATAACCACAAGTTCGATACTCCTTGGCGCGTCTGCCATTGGACGGAGATCGGGGAGTATTTCTCCCGACCCGTGAAGTCCATGGTCGATTCCCAACGGCTGTGCGCCGGGTGCGTGTTCAATATTTCAAACGCAATCTTGGAGCGAGTAGTCGAGGGCGGTGACTTCACGCCACCTGAGACGCCCGTCCTTCATCAGAATTTCGTGTGACATGCTTCCAAATCTTTCCACTCTTAATCTGGCAAACCAGACCTGGGCTTACGCCAAAGTTTCGGGCGATGTCGGAGCCCTTAATTCCGGATCTGATAAGTTCCAGAATTTGCCCAACCTTCTCATCCGTAAGCTTGGCAATATGGGAAAGTTGAGATCCACTCCGAAACACCCTGCCCGGCCTGATCGATCCCTTCGGAAGTTCAATCGCGTCCTCGACGGTCCAGCCGTTGTTGTTGATCCGCGTCCGAAGCATGTAGTAGTCAACCCCGTACTCATGCGCGGTCTGGAGCATGTTCATCGTCTTGCCCTTGTAGGTAAGCATGTGGTTGTTTGTCCGATTGTTCGACTGCTCGGTATTGTTCGCCCAACGACAGTTGGACGGCTCGTAGTTGCCGTGGTTGTCGATCCGCTCAATCGAATGCTTTTTGGATGGTCGCTCTCCCATGTCGCGAAGAAAGCATTGCCTCCCGGTCATTCCGCCCTCTCCGCGAAGCCACGTATCGCAAACCTTGATTCCGCGCCCTCCGTATCGAGGAAAGGCTTTGACGTTCGGGTTGTAGCACCTCGTCAGCATGGCGTTGTAACTTCCGCTTCCATCGCTCCGATCAATGTATTTGGACATGTGAAATGTAGTACTGAAATTAAGGACCACAGTCAACTTTCTTTTCACCCAATTTGATGACATGGCATCCTCCGATTTAACCAACCTGAAGCGTTCCGTCGCATCGTTCCCGTCCGAAGTGACGATGCTTTTCGAGGCCATCGCGAAGGAGCGCCGCGAGATCGTCCGGTCGAAGCTCGAAACCGCTTCCGGCGACGAGTTCGCCAAGCTGCAAGGTCAGGCTTTGGAACTAAGATTTTGGTGCGAACTGCGCCGGAACTGCACCGTCGCTCAACCCGACGACAAGCAGGAGTAGCGAAATAGTGGTTGACATATCATCAAGAAAAGGACAGACAGCACATGAGCGACGAACTACAGGGTTCCGACCAACAACTCCAACAGGAGATTGATCGGCAAACTCAGCAGGAACCGCCGCCGACTCAGGTCGGCATTCAGTCAGATGCGTTGGACCCAACGAAGCTGCAACGAGAGTTGGAGCAACTCGCCAAGGACAACGAAAATCTGAGGAAACAAGCTGGTCAATTCCAATCCCAAGCCGAAAAGAGCCAACGCGCTCTGGCGGCGCTAGCGGGAGATCAGTTCGGCACGCCGCATCCAACGAGTCCGGCACAGGCGATCTTCTCGCGCTCTTACGAGTACGCGAAGAACCAGATGGGCCTCTCCGACAAGGATGCCCAGAGCCTCGCCACCATGCAGGCGCAAAGCGCGGAAGCGATCCTCGGCCCGATCCAGAGCCAACTATCGGCCTTCCAAGCCAGCCAGCAGGTTGACCCAGTGATCGCGCAGGCCGCAGGAGCAAACCCTTGGGTGGCCCAGCAGTTGAGCGACCCGAACACCTACGCGGCGGTCAAGCAGATCCTGACCCAGAACGCGAGCCAGGGGTACGCCCCGACTCCCGATCTGGTTGTAAATGCAACCGGAATGGCCTTCGCGAGAACAGCAGGACAGACGCCAGCGGCAACGCAAACGCCAGCGCCGAACCTGTTCCAGCAGTTCCCGCAGTTTGGAGGAACGACATTCCAAGGTTCCGGCTTCCATGTGAGGCCGCAACAGGGATCAGCGCAACCGGCGCTCTCTGCCTACCAGCAGGAGATCCAGAACCAACTCGACAAATCTTTGAAGAAGTAAACTGACAATGGCAATCGACATCATATCAGAACCAGTCTCAGGAGTTCTCGGCGACCGTTTCGCCGCGAAAGCCGATCCGTCGCGTTTCCGTTCGTCTTTCGCGGTCGTGGACGGCAAGTGTCCGACCGGATTTAAGAGCCTCGCCGAAATGCGCGAGGACCAGATCCATTCCCACATCTCGGCCCGAATGAGCGGTTGGGTTCCCCTGGAGGAAGCGACCGGCGGAAAGAGCGCGAAGGACGGCAACCACTTCAAGCACAACGGCGTCACCTTCTGCGAGGTGGTGGCACCCGCCGAAGACTTCGAGTTGAAGTACCAACTCGAAAGCAAGCTCTCCCGCGACAACGCGGAAGGGATCATGGACGCCGGAAACCAAGCGGCAGCTCGCACCGGCGATACCGCCCCGGTTGAAAGAACCACACTGGTCCCAGTCGAAGAAGTGGAGAGCGCAAACGCGCTTTCAGATCAACTCGCCGCCTTCAAGCAAGGTATGGCCGTAAAGAAGTAGGCGCGACCAAGGGGCGACACCAATCACAGCAGTAGCAGCACTGAACAAGAAAGAACCACACCATGCCAGCACAAGCACCCATCCAGCCGGTTCAGGTCATCAACGTGAAAACGGTGTCGCCCTGCCGCCAAGAAGTCACGGACGGAGCGAACTCATTCGACCCGCTCCAGTTCGTATTTATCAGTTCCGGAGCACTCGCCGAGTGCGCCAGCGCCGCGACCGCCGTTTACGGACTCGTTCCGGACGGCAGCAAGACGGCCACTGATTCCCCGGTCGATGCCATCTGGGGGCAACTCCACTCCTGCATCAGCCCTGAACCGGACCAGAACCTGTTCATCGTCAACATCTCGAACAACAACCAGTTGATCGGATCGGGAACGACCACGCAGGCGAACGTCACCATCGGGGAAAGCTACGGGCTCCTGCTCGGGACCGGAACCTACGACGGGTACAACTTCCTGAACGTGGACAACACCACCAACGACTTCTTCAAGGTGGAGAACTACTACACGCTCGACGGGACCGACGCCTACAACGGGCGGGTCATCTGCTCGATCAACCGGGCCATCATCCAGTAACCGCTGATCCACCCAAAGAAAGGAACCCGACACCATGGCAACCAGTCTGACCACCAGCCCAAACACCATCGAGCAATTCGTCGATGTGATGAACCGGAACATTCTCGAAAAGGATTACTTCCGGAACATCTACGACCAAGCGCCCGAGGAATACTCGGAACTCGTCCAAGTCCAATCGACGCCCCGCCCGTTCAACATCTACACGGGCTACCAGGGCATCGCCCGCCCGCAGCGCAACCGGGATCTTGAATCCATCCCGCAGCGTTCCAGCGTCAAGAGCAACAAGTCCACGATCCTGCAAGTGCCGTATCGTTCGGGCATCACCATCGAGAAGTTCATGATCGAGGCTGCGGAACACCGTCAGGTCCTCGACAATATGCGCGACTTCGTGGAGAGCGAGAAGACACTGCGCGATGCGGTCGCCGCCGACGTGTACAACAATGGCTTCTCGGTACAGCCCTACGACTTCGTGGAGTCTGCCGACAACACCCAGCGGGCGCTCTTTTCCTCGACGCACAAGCGCGAGGACAACGGGGCGACCTACTCGAACTACATCAACACGGCGCTGCCGCCCAACATCTCGACGCTGTTCTCGATCATGGCGACGATGAAACGCTACACGGACAACGTGGGCAACTTCATCGCCATGAACGCGACCTTCACGATGCTGATCCCCTCCCTCCAGCCCGACTGGATGAAGGCCGCTCGCGAGATCGTTGATTCGATGGACGACCCCGAGACTTCGGATCGGTCCATCAACGCCCTCAAGCGCGAGTTCCAGATCGGCACCCGCACGATCAACAACTTCACCAGCAATGGGAAGTGGTTCTTGCGCGTGGACACCGGCAAACGCTGGTTCCCGGTCCGCATGGAGGTCTTCCGCGAGCCCGAGTTCTCGCCGCTCATCAACATGGCGCAGGGCGGAAACCCCGACGCCTACTACAGCCGGTTGCGTTCGTACTTCGGCGTGGGCCTGTTCGGGTCCGCTCGCGGTGTGTTCGCGGTGGGAGCATAAGGCCATGGGCGCTTCACACCAACAGGGAGCAACGCTCTCCAATCGGTCGGGTTGCGTCCCGGTGATCCAGACCTACGTCGTGTCGGGGGTGACTTCGACCACGGCGACATCGACCGGGATCGTCATCCAGGCATCCACGTACTCGCCCGTCATCGTTGAGGCGCAGATTTGCGTCTCGACGGCGGACGGTGGCGGTTCTCCGACATTGGCTGTCGGAACTGTCGGAACCGGGTACACGGATCTGATCAACGCGGAATCGACCGCGACGGCGGCTACGGGCGGGACATTCCTCCCGGCGTCCAATGCGGTCGGCAAGTACCGCCTCACGGAAGATTCAACCATTTACTACAAGCAGGGCGGCACGCCGGACGGTGCGGGGGTGACGACGATCATCCTCACTATCTACGACGTGAACACCACGGCTTGATCGAGAAAATCGCAGGGTAGCCAAGTTCGGTAAGGCAGGAGGTTCATACCCTCCCATCCGTGGGTTCAAATCCCGCCCCTGCAAAAACTGGGAACCCTTACGCACATGGACTTGAATAACCTCTTTCTCGATTCGAGCAACAACCCGTTCAACTACTCGACTCCGGTTCATGCCGGGGCTCAAGGGACCGGTTACGGATGGTTGCCGCTCGGCACGCCCAGCGATTCCTCCGCTGGTCCGGTGGCCCTCAAGGTCGGCATCGCGTGGGACCGCAGTTCCGCCCAGAGCACAACGACCGTCCAGCCAGCGCAAGGCCAGAACGCCGTCGCGTCTGCCGGGACACCGGAGCAACTCGTTGAGGCATCCACTCTCGCTTCCAGTGTGGAAATCTACGGGCGCAAGAGTCCGACCGTCGCCAACACGGGCAACATCTACGTCGGGTTCTCGGCGGTCGCTGGCCAGAACTACCGGACCGTCCCGCCTGGTACTGGCTTCACGATTTCGATGCCTCAAGCCCAGAAGATGGACCTCTCCACGATCTACATCGACGCCAGCACGTCCGGCGACGTGGCGGTGTACACCTACATCCCGTAAGCCATGCCCGCATTCGTCGGCTCTCAGTCGCAGGCGGGGCCGGTGACAGGGGCTTTCGTCGGAACGGTTTCGCAGATCGACCCTGACGCACAGGCGTACATCAACACCAGTGGGGCGACCGATGTAACTGGGATCAACCAGTTCGTCCTTGGAGTCAAGGCGCTAGGCTTGTGGACATCGTTTGTTTGCTGGCCGTTGCGCTCCTCACAGAGCGCCGGGACCGGGACTGTCGCATACTCGCTCGGCGGGCTCGGGACGTTCAATGGCACGCTGGTCAACGGGCCGACGTGGGGGGCTGATGGGGTGTCGTTTGTACGGACATCCACGCAGCACATAACGACATTGATGCAACTCGGTGGAACCATAGATTTCTCGTTCTTCTTGGTTGGCACCCCTAACGACGACGGCGGCGGCGCGGGAGGGCAAATATCATTTTTAGGAACGCGAAACAGCCCGATCACAACGACCGTTTGCACCCTGTTCGCCGATTCCGGAGCAGACAATATCACGTCGAGTTTTGTGATTACCCCGACTCCATCGCAGGCGCGACCGGCAGGGGCCTTGACCGTGCTGTCAGTATTCCAGCCTGCCACCCCGCTAGTGCGGCAATCCGTAAATTCTGGAGCGTTTGTGGACGCTATCCCGTCGTCATCGCCAGCAGGAGCCACGCAACCCGCGCTTTACATCGGGGCGCAGGGGCCATTGTTGGGGGATCGCGGATACAATGGATCTCTCGCTTTCGCGGCGGCATTTTCACAAAACGTCGCGTCGTATTTATCCGCGCTTCCAGCGGTATACAAATCCACGCTGGGTATCGGGCTTTCGCTTCCATGAGCGCGTTCGTCGGATCGGTGGGGGGCGGCGACATCACGGCATCCCAGATCAGCGACTCCAGCGCGGATGGGCGCAGCCTCATCACGTCACCAAGCCGCGAATCAGTAGTGGATCTAGGATTGGGAGTCTCCCGTGAGGCCCGGAGCGACGCCGACGCCGACACTGCATCCTATCTGAGGCGCATATCAGTGGCGACCGTTGGCGACATCGGCTCTACTGCGAATACACCGTCCGATCCAGATTCAGTGCGGGACTCGATTGCGTATATCTACGATACCGTTGGGAAAGATCGGTTGCTGTTCGCCTATTTCCTCTCGTCACGGCACAACATCATTGCAAGCGGAGCGGCTGGCGTTCCTGAGTTTTTGGCAGCGGCTAACAACGGCACTCTAACTGGCAGCACGCTGCCGACCGTGGGAACCAATGGAACTCTGTTCACAACGGCCGTTCCGAACTGCATAACGCTTCCGGTTGGGCTGACTGCTACGCTCACGGATGCGGATGGATTTACTGACATCGTGATTTGCCAGCCGGTCGGGGTTAATGTGGCTCGTGGAGTCATGGGAGCGTTCTCTAATTCCGGGGCAACGCAGGGGTACATTTTCGAGTGCAGGAACTCGACCACGATGTCACAGCGGGTACTCACGTTGTCGCTGTACGAAGATGCGGGGGCGAGCACATCGACGCTGACGGCCCGGCCCGAACTGGACAACTGGCAATGTGTCGCGGCGTCCAACATATCAGGCACGCAGAGGATATTCCGAAATGGACGCCTGATGGCATCTGGAACGAGCGTTGTGCCTATTGGTATCACCAACCGAACCATGGTGATCGGAGCACAGGGGATGCGGACTGACACATCCGCGATATCCGGTGGGTTTAACGGCGAGGTGATTTTTGCTGCGAAAATCTCTGGTGTGCTCACCGAAAGCGAGGCCATGCGGCTGATGTCCGGACTGCGGGCAACGCTGTCGCCTGAGTGCGGAGAGATCAATGTGGTACTGGATGGCGATTCGCGGGTTTCCGGTATGGCGTTTGCTGGCGGTCAATACACCGTCGATGTGACCAACGACGAAACGCCGTGGATCGGCTATCGACTCACGACGAAAAGTAACTGGCTCGGAAAAACTGCGGTATTTCACTGCGGCACGTCGGCGGACACGTTGCGCAACATCCTCAACTCTGGTCAGTACGAGTTCCAGTCACGGCAATTCCGACCGAATGGATTACAGCGCACTTACTACATACTGCACGCCGGGATCAACGACATGCAGTATGGCTACCTCACGGAGACGGTTGCGGACATGTACGGGTGGACCAAAAGCATCCTTGAGCGCGCGAAGGCGGACGGGTGTATCACCGTGATCGTCAACCAACCGGAGGCACAGTCTGGCTACCAACATGGAATGGTCGGCCCATTCAACGCACTGCTGGCTGCTGGGCACGCCAGCGGAGATTTGTCTTCGGACTATCTCATCGACGTGTCCGACATGTCGGATGTGGCAACGCCGACGTGGTTCGATGGGTTGCATTATGAAGCTGCGGGGTTGGACGAAATCGCGACCAGAATTAATGCGGCTGTCACAGACCCATAATATGCACGAAAGGATGACATGAGCCTATCCGACGACCGCGAGGACCAACGCCATGCAAGCCACAACCACCAAGCCAAGCCGCTTATCGACATCGTGCTTTGCCACGATCATTACGAGAGACTTGAGGCGAGAAACCCTTGCGACGAGTGTCCATCCATCCCCGCGAATATGGAACGATGTTTGAAGCGTGCACAGCAACACGAAATGGCGTACAAAGCTTCAGTAATGGCCAGTCACCAGGAGCACAGCTTGCTTCTTTCCACGATCAACGAAGGGGTATCCCGCCTTACGGCAACGGTTATGAAACTGGATTCTACGGTTCTTCAAAGCTATCTTGCGGTCGCGTCCGTCTGCATCATCGGCATCTTCTCGATCCTGCTCTGGTACGGGAAGACCGACGCATCCACCCATCTGACCGTGACGCTGGTCGTGCTGTTCCCCTTCTACAAGTCGGGGATCGAGTTCATCCTTCGGGCGGTTCGCGGCGACAGGAATGATACCAACAAGAACTTGAGCGCCGTCCTTGCGACCATGTTCCTCGGGGCGGTCGTTTTGGCGCAATTCGCCCTGTAAACCTTTTGGCTTGCCACTTGGTCGGAAGCCTGAAAGAGTCTCGGCCATGAGAAAGCCCTTAGCCCTCCTTCTCGCGATCACCCTCCTGCTCCCCGGTTGCGCGACGTGGGACAGCATCAAGTCTCAGACCGCAGAAGTCTGGCGATCCGGCAAGATCCAGAAGACGCTCCTTATCGCAGCCCGCGAGGTCGGGATCGTCGTAGGCAAGCAAGTCCTCTCGCTCGCTGTCTCTGGCCGGGACTTCGCGAACAAGCGCGACTATCTCCAAGGCTTGACCGAAGGCATTTGGTCGCACTCAGGCGAGCTTCTCAACCCAGCTACCGTCCGGGAGATCGCGGATGCGTGGACGCCGGACAGCCCGCACTGGAAGGTCTTGGCGACCGATCTCGCCACCGATTTCAGCGGGCGGCTCAAGGAACTCGGGCGCGATCCCACGAAAGAGGATGTGGCCGCGATCTTGAACGAGTACGCGTCTGGCATCTACTCGACCACAGAGACGGCGGAATGAAGATTGCCGTCTCCATCTTGGTCGCCGCGTGCCTGATGCTCCAAGGGTGCGTCACGACAGCGTGGATTGACAGCCGCGAGTACACAGAACCAAAGGCATTTGATGTCGCGATGCTTCCCGTCTGCATGGCTATCGACCTAGTGACGAGTCCGATTCAACTGATCGGAATAATTACACAGGTAGCGATTGGAAGCTGACATGAGACTCGCCGCGTTCATCCTCGCGCTCTGTCTGTCCGCGTGTGCATCTACCGATCCGTTCGTGCCGATGTCCAAGGAGCAAGAGGCACAGCACAAAGCCCTATCCGCCGAATACGGACCCAAGCTGGCGGCGTTAGCCGATGCGGCAGACAACGCCGGTGGAGACATCCTAGAGCAGATTGATGTTCTCTACACCAAACGCGCCGAAGTCGTGGCTCCGTATCGAGCGGAATATCACAAGGTCAAGGACGAGTTCAACCGGAAGAACAACGCGATCTACGACGAGTGGAAGGTAAAGTGATGAGCGCACTCACTCGCCAGACCAAGACGCCGCAGGGCATCGTGTGGATGGTGATCGGGACGATGTGCGTCGTTCTCCTGATGAGCATGGCGTGTACCGTGGTGCTGGCGTGGCGCGGAGTAGAGCCTGTTCTGGTCGTCTTCTCGCTCATTAAGGACGTGATCCTTCTCACGCTCGGTCACGTCTCTGGCGTGCTCAATAACACCCGCACTCAGGAGATCCCATCGAATGAAAAAGTGGATACTACGGAAACTTCAAGGACTGTCACGGACACTCGGACAGAGCCTCGGGACGAAACTGGGAAAGAGCCTGCGGGCAAATAACTGGCTAGCGGACTTTTCGCGTGAGTTGATTGCCTCAGCCAACAAGGAGTTTAACCTCGGAACCATGGCGGAAGTCAGAAAAGCCATCCCGCTGCACCCCGATGACCGCCCGCAAACCCCCATCGCAAAGCAGCATCCCGACAGCAAGGGCGGCAGACACTTCGGATGACCACCATGAATGAAAATGCACTCAACGAAACCCCCGCTATGGAAGCGCATCCTTCGCTCAGTGGGCAACGCGGCACTGTCATTGCGCCCCTCGGTCGAAACGCGGAAGGATCGGGACGGCAATCCAATCGAGGAGACGGTCTGGGTAAAGGGCTCATTGCCGTTGGATTTGCCATCGCGGGCTACCTCGGAGGAGCGTTTCAGACTATCTCCCAACCTTCCGCCCCGATCACCTACCAGTGGGGAGCGCGGGAAGTTGAATCCTTCATCAAAGGACAAGGAGCCGTAACACGCGAAGACCTGGCGCAAGAAAGCCTACGCGCATGGGAAGCTGGCGCACGCGCTCAGGCATGGTCCGAGTTCTACCAAAAGCCCTATCTCCAAGTCCAACGCGATGAAAACGGGGTGACGATGTTCAAGGCTGCGGTCTTGGAGCGGGTTCCGCTGACACTGGAGGAAAAGGAAGCCGAACGCGAGGCTGCGGCGGCCTTGGCAGAACTCGACAAACCGCTGAAAGGCAAGACCAGGTGAATGCGGACGCCTTTTTCTGGTTCGTTCTGGCGTGTGTGTTGTCGCTGCTTCTGTCGGTGGACATTGGAGCGAACCGCCATCCCAACGCGGGAACAATCGGCCATCGACCCAATGATCGAGCAGGCCAAACGGTGGAGGAAACAAAATGAGCGACTTCGCAAAAGCCCTAAAGCAAGTCCTTGAATGGGAGGTCGAGTACGACAAGGCTGGGAATGTCCGGTGGGAGAATGTCCCGGGCGATACCGGGGGCGTCACGAAGTACGGTGTGGATCAGGCTTCCCACCCAAACGTTGACATCAAGAACCTGACCTACAACGGCGCTGCCGACATCTACCGTCACGACTACTGGAACCGCGTGAGGGGCGAGGAGTTGCCATGGCCAATCAACGCTGTCACGTTCGACATCGGCGTAAATAACGGCGTTCCAAGGGCCGTCAAGTGGTTGCAGGAGGTCTTGGGCGTCACGGTTGACGGACACATCGGGCCGAAGACGATCAAAGCGGCGCGTGATTCGGACCACGAGTCGGTCGCGCTGCGGCTGATTCTCAGGCGGGAATCGTTCTACCGGCAGATCGCCAAACAGCCGAGCAAGAAGGTGTTTCTCAAGGGGTGGTTGAACAGGAACAACTCTCTCAGGGAGTTCGTGGCCTAGCAATCAATCGGTTGATTCGACTATTTGCAGCGGTGTACAACTTTTCTATTTACACCACGCAACGGCAGGCGTAGAAGTTTTCTCAGTTGGTGGTGTTGGTGCCGGTTACTTCTTTGGTTGAAAACAAACCGGCTCCGCTTGTTCCCCGACTAAAATTTTCAGGTAGTGTAGAGTTCCGTTACTTCAAGCCATTGGTCGCCGGTTCGAGTCCGGTCGTTCGAGAAATCGAGCGTAGCTCAGTTGGTAGAGCAGTAGCCTCCCGAAAGGGATATCGGAAATCGTCTGTTCTCCTGAAACCCTTTTTACAATTTCGGGTAGTGCTTGGATCAGCTACTTCTTCATACGAAAAAGCCATAACCTGGCTTCAAAACTGATTCAGATTGTTCTCCCGAACCTTTTTCGGAGTTTTCAACCAATATGAAACTAAACACCGCATTGCGGGTTGCCCCCGCACGCACACACGAGGGGGCCATCGCCGCCCGATTGACCGACAAGCAGCAGTTGGAACGCGCCGTATCCGCGTGCCTGCTTTGGGAAGATGGATTCTACGAGGACGGCAAGACCGTAGCGGATCGCATCAAGGAACTGGCCCACAAGGTTTCTCCCGAGGACGTTTCCGCGCTCGCCGCGAAAGCCCGCACCGATCTCAACCTCCGGCACGCTCCCTTGCTTCTGGCCCGAGAACTCTGCCGTCACCCTAAGTTGACGGACGAGAACCGTCCTCTCGTGTCCGAAACTATCGAGTGGGTGATTCGCCGCGCCGACGAGTTGGCCGAGTTCGTTTCGATCTACTGGAAGGACGGCAAGCAGTCGCTCTCCGCTCAAGCCAAGAAAGGGCTCGCCAAGTCGTTCCTGAAATTCGACGAGTACCAGCTCGCGAAGTACAACCGCGACGGCGCGATCAAACTGCGCGACGTGCTGTTCATGTGCCACGCCAAGCCCGACACCAAGGCCCGCGAGAAGCTCTGGAAGCGTCTTGTGGACGGTGAACTGACCACTCCTGACACTTGGGAGGTAACGCTTTCTTCCGGTGCCGACAAGTTGACGGCGTGGACTCGCCTGATTGACGAGAACAAGTTAGGCGCTCTCGCGTTCCTCCGCAACCTCTGCAACATGGGGCAGGCTGGCGTTTCTGAGCGCAAGATCAAGGATGCGCTCGCGACTCTCGATGTCAGCAAGGTTCTGCCTTTCCGATTCATCGCTGCGGCCCGCGCTGCGGTAGGATTCGAGAAGGAACTGGAGACGCTGATGTTCCGGTCCTTGGAGGGATCTGAGAAGCTCGCCGGGAAGACCATCGTTCTCGTGGATGTTTCGGGATCAATGGACGCCGAGCTTTCCGCGAAGTCCGACCTGACCCGCATCGATGCGGCGTGCGCTCTCGCTGCCGTACTGCGTGAAATCTGCGAGGAATGCACGGTCCTGTCGTTCTCGAACGCGCTCACCCGCATTCCTGATCGGCGCGGGTTCTCGATGATCGACGCCATTAAGAACTCTCAACCGCACCATGGGACGTACATCGGCGCGTCTGTGAATACGGCATTTACGCACCACGGAGAAGCTACGCGCACCGTCGTGATCACAGATGAGCAATCCCACGACGCAGTTCCTGGACCCGGAGAGCGGGCCGGATACATGATCAACGTCGCGACCAACCAGAACGGCGTCGGGTTCGGTGATTGGGTTCGCATTAGCGGGTTCTCGGAATCCGTTGTGCGGTTCATTCAGAACCTCGAAGCCCCCATCTGGGAGTAAGAAAACACCGCCGAACGAAAGTTTTGCGTTGACCTGTACCGAAATTCGGTATCCTATCCACTCAATGGCCAAGATTAAAACATCAGTGAGTCTCGCGGAGGATGTTCTTAAGGAACTCAAACAACACGCCAGACGTAACGACCGGACCATATCGTACTATGCTGAACTCGCGATCAACAAGTTCATGGCCGTACTGAGAAAGGGCCGCAAATGAGAACCCACAACGGCAAGCCCCTTTGCGTGACCGACGACGCTGGAGACGCTGCGGGCGTCCCTCGGATGAACAACATCGCGCTCGAAATGCGCCAGAAGTGCGACCGCTTTTGGATCAAGCGCGGGATGGAGCCGAAACTCAAGTTCAAGCAGTTCGGGAGAAAGACGGAGGGATCGAAATGAGCCATGACACTATAAAAGTTGTCGCGGTCGGTCTGCTCGTAATGCAGTGCGGGCTTATTGGTTTTGCGGCAATGCGGATCTCAGAAGGCGGCAGCGTGTTTTATTGGGTGATGATTGCGGCTCTAAATATCGCATTCGGGGCGGTGAATGTAAGGACCATCGCCAAATGAGCCAACTCTCCGTCCTAACCCAACTCCAACGAGCCCGCGACAACAGCGAAGATCCGCTCTACTGGCGCTCGCACGAACCGCAAGCCGAAGCGGTGATTCCCGGCGAGCCATCCGACCAAAAGACCGACACGCTTCTAGGCGAGACGCGCAACGTCACGGTGTCAGCATGGGGCAGGCCGGGTAAGGCCGCGATCAGCCTGACGCTCAAGGACAAGTGCGATCACTTGATTGTCGAAGTGGACGGCGAGGCTTTGGAGTTGATGAACAAGTTAGCTAAGGAGGTTGGGATTTTATGAGTGATATTACAACGACATATCGAGGCGTCGAAGTCGCCTACATTGAACATCAGGACGTGTGGACGTGCGACCTATTCACCAAACCAGCACAAGACCTTCGGACGGCGAAGGAGAGAATCGACAAGAAACTAGACACAGAGAAGAAGACGCCGTTCAACCGCTTCAAGGCGTTCGTTAAGGCGTTCCAGTACGGGGACGGAAGTTGGCCGCTGGTAGATGTCACAAGCATCACTGATGACGGAACTGAGGCTTGGTGCACGCTAGGAAGTGAGCGCCGAAAGATCGGCGGAAGTTATGGCGGGAAGCCCGCCCAAATCTTCCCGGACACATCTGAGAACTCAGCGCTAGTTGAATCAATCCACGCCAACGAAAAGGCAATCGCTGAATTGAAAGCTAAGATCGAGGCAGCGGAGTCCCAAATGACGATCTACAAACCGGAGGTCACTCAATGACCCTAATCAGCCGCCTAAAACACGCTCGCATGGTCGCCGCCGACCGTCGCGCATTCCGCAACGCGATCATCGAGTGCGCGATCCTTCTGGCCGCGCTCGCTTCGATCTCGGCGCTTGGGTGGTTCATCTGGAGGAACTGGTAATCTTATGACACCGGAAAAACAGCGGATAGCGATAGCGGAGGCGTGCGGATGGACTGAGGTAAAGAGGTTCCAAATTCAGAACGGACCAGAACACCCTTGGTTTATTCAAGGCAAGACGCCTACCTCGTGGAAAGGAAAAGACGTTCGTCCTTGGCTTCCTGACTTCCTCAACGACCTCAACGCCATGCATGAGGCTGAGAGAGCGTTAAAGGACGCTGAATGCGAAATTTACATGGATACGCTGACTGAAACTAGTGGCGGGGATGTGGACATGGGGACCGCTTCATTCTGTGGGTATTTCGCAACAGCGGCCCAACGCGCCGAAGCATTTCTTCGCACGCTCGGGCTCTGGGAGGAATCTAAATGACCGACACAATCACATCCGTCTCAACATGCTTCGTGACCGACGACGGCGAGAAGATCGTCCTTGCCGCGAAGGACGCGGAGACGCTAGACAGGTTCATTAAGGCGGAACTTCGGCGGGTTTACGACCCGGCGAGGTTCCAGACAGTCCAGATCACGAAAGCGTAACCATGCCGCTCCTAAATTATACAACCGAAATTGCAGTCACTAAGACCATTGGAGAAATCTCCGCGCTGTTGGTCGCCGCGAAAGCGCAAGCGATATCTACGGAGTTTGACGGCGCCGGAAATCCTACCTCCGTTTCATTCCGAGTCGCCGGAAAGTTCGGGCCGATGCACTTCCAACTTCCGTGCAACTACATCGCGGCGAGCAAGATTCTGAATAATCAAGCTCGGGCCGGTAAGATCGCTAAACGCTACATCAACGACATGTCGCAAGCGCGGCGGGTGGCGTGGCGGATCTTGCGGCAATGGCTGGAGGCGCAATTGGCACTTGTGGAATTGGAGATGGTTCCGATTGAACAAATCTTCCTTTCCTACATGCAGACCAACGACGGGCGCACAGTGTACGAGCGACTTGAGGAAAAGCGGTTCGGAATGCTGATGCTCGAATCACCACAGATCACGAAAGCGGAGTAACTCTATGAAACTGCCACTAACACTAATACCAACCAATTCCAATCTCGGGCTCAAGACCGAAGCGGGCCAGATATTTGACTCGCATTCGTGCCGATTGGAGAACCCAGACGGCGCGGAGATTGCAACCGTTCGATGCCAGAGGGCCGATGGCGACGGCGATTATCCGCAGATTAAAACCAAGGAGGAAGCCGAGGAATACGCCAAGTACATCCTGACGGCAGTCAACTCGCACGCCGAGCTTTTGGCACTCGTCCGCATTGCTAGAAACAGCCCGTACATGGGTGCGGCGTTCGACAAGCGGGCGGATGCGGTCACTGGAGACTAATTTTATGACAACCGAACTGACAACACGCGAGGCGATGCCGCTCGCAACCCAACCCACCGAACCGTCGATAGCGATGATCCTCCAAGCCGCCGTCCAAGGTGGCGTAACGAAGGATAACGTCGAAGTGGTCGAGCGCCTGATGGCCATGCACAAGGAGATGCGGTCCGACGATGACCGCAGGGACTTCGCCCGCGCTCTCGCCGCTCTGCAAGCCGAATGCCAGCCTGTCGCCGCGTCGAAAGCCGTCCCGAACAAGGACGGGACCGTGCGCTACAAGTACGCCCCGTTCGAGGGCATCATGAAATCCGTGTCGCCGCTTCTGGCACGCAACGGGTTCTCGGTCACGTTCGACACCCAGATTGTCGAGAACCGCGTGACGGTCACTTGCACGCTGATGCACGTCAGCGGTCACTCGCAGTCCAACAAGTTCGCGTGCCGGATCGGACAGGGACCACCGATGTCATCGGACGCCCAGGGCGACGGCGCGGCAACCACCTACGCGAAGCGGTTCGCCTTGTGCGCGGCTCTCAATATCGTGGTCGAGCAGGATTCGGACGGCGCGGACGACGCCCGCAACGTCGGGGAAGTGATCGACTGGAAAGACGCGGTCGAACTCAAGGAGCGCGTCCAGAACTGCGGGGCGGACGTGAAAGCGTTCCTAACATACGCCGGGGCCAAGACCTTCGAGGACATCCAGAAGAACCGGCTCGAGGCGCTCCACAAGATGCTCTGCAAGAAAGAGGCCTCGAATGCCTAAGACCCACCACGTCGCGCAGATGGAAGCCGATTGGCTGCGGCTCCACATCGGGAAGGTCACGGCCAGCGAGTTCGACAACCTCGTGACGCCCGAGTTCGCCATCCGAACGGGCGAGATGCCCAAGACCTACCTCTACAAGAAGTTGGCCGAAGCCTATCGCGGCCAGATCCTTCCCGGCTTCTCCACTTGGTCAACCGAACAGGGGATCGAGTTGGAAGCCGAGGCGCGCGGGTGGCACTCGCTGGAGTATCCCGACCCCGAAACGTCGCTGGTCGGGTTTGTCGAGCACGACAACGGGCGGTGCGGATGCTCGCCGGATGCACTCTTGGGCGAGGACGGGGGGCTGGAATTAAAGTGCCCCGAACCCCACACGCACGTCAAATACCTCTGCCAAGGCGTTCTCCCGAAGGATTACGTGCCGCAGGTTCACTTCAGCCTCTACGTGACCGGAAGGGCGTGGTGGCGATTCGTGTCCTATCGGCGCGGCTTCCCGGCTTTCGTGCTCAAGGTCGAGCGAGACGAGGCGATCATGCGAAAGATCGAGACGGCGTTGGATAAGTTCTACGCCGAGTTCGACAAGGCAATGGCCGCGCTAAGGGGGATGGAATGACACCGCTCGAAACCCGTATCGCCGCAATCAAAGCGGAGTGCATCGAACGCCTGCCTGACCTTCCGAAGTACGGCGGCGAGGCCAGAGCGCGCAGGGCTGTGCTGGCGGTGATAGAGTGGCACGAATGGGTATTTAAACAGAAGCCACATCTTCAACCGACAGTGACCATTGAAGCACTCCAAGCAATCGCCGACGCATGGGAGGGCAAATGATCTACGTTGGAATCGACAACGGGCTAACGGGAGCGCTCGTGGCCATCGCGTTCCCTGGCGAGATAATGTACCGCCTCGTTATGCCTACACGGAACAAGGCGAAGGGGAACGAGGTTGACGCCGTGGCCGTTCGCGATTGGTTTCACTCGTTCGATCACATCGGAGACATCACCGTGATTCTGGAAACCCCCGGCAAGTTCGCAAAGGGAGTGCAGGCAATATCCTCCATGTGGGATTCCTACGGCGCTCTCCGCGCTGTGGTCGAGACGCTTGGTTACCGACATCACCGGATCACGCCGCAGTCATGGCAAAAGGTGATGCTGATCGGATGCAAGAAAGGCGACACGAAGCCCCACGCACTGGCCCGCGCAAGGCAGCTTTGGCCGGGGGAGAAATGGCTCGCAACTCCGCGATGCTCGAAACCGCACGAGGGGTTGATAGATGCCGCGCTAATTGCCGAGTACGGGAGGATGACATCGAAATGATGGAGGGCGTAACGACTCCGCCCGAAAGTGTTGACTCTACCCTTTGAGTTTGCCATGATTTCGACTCCAAGTACGGCAGGTAAGAGCGCCGATCTTATGCACGACCAAACAGCCAGTTCCATTCCCGTTCCGACATGCCGACCCGATTCTTCGGGCGTGCCAGCTCTTACTGTCGGGGCGGGAGTTGAGGGGGCAGATTGCGAGCAATGCTGCGGGCAGGGCTGGTACGGATCTCAAATCTGTTCCGGCAATCCTTGGGAGTCTGAGCAAGTCCAATGCGAGGCGTGCCACGGAACAGGGAAGCGACCGACCGAATCTTTCGCGCTTCGATACCTGGATGTGATGGGGAAGCCAGCGTCCGCGGCTCTGTTGGCTCACCTTGAGGCTTGCGCGGCCCGACATGGGCGAGAGGCGGTCGAGCGGTTGATTGATGGGATGGGGAGGAAACCGAATGGCTGATTGGATCAAGATGCGGAAAGACCTCCCAGACGATCCCGCCGTGTTCAAGCTCGCCGGGATTCTCAAGCTCGACCGTTTATCCGTGGTCGGAAGGCTCTACGCTTTTTGGGCGTGGGCCGACAAACACGCTGTAGACGGTCGTGTAGACGGTGCAACGTCTCATGTAGTCGATGACGTGGCGCATTTGCCTGGATTCTCGGACGCATTGGAGTCGGTTGGGTGGCTTTTGGTCGGAGAAAACCACATTACGATCCCGAAACACGAGCGTCACAACGGCGAATCCGCGAAGGAAAGAGAGCTTAAAAATGCCCGTCAGGCCCGGTGGCGAAAGGGGAAAGCGTCTACACCGTCTACCAAAGTAGATGCTGTAGATACTACACCTGCGTCTACCAGAAGAGAAGAGAGTAGAGTAGATAATGCCCCCAAACCCCCAAGGGCTCCGCGACAGGCGCGGTTGACGGATGTCCCGATTCAGCCGCATGTCGCGCTGATGGAGGCTTTCGGCGAGGAGTACGAGGAGCGATTTAAGGAACCTCACCCATTTCAGAAATCCAACCTGCGGGCGGCATCCGAAGCGGTCAGTCGCGGGGTAACACCCGAGATGGTGGTCGAGAAGGCGAATATGGCATGGGACCACAAGGAAGAATGGATGCGCTCCGCGTGCATGACCTTTCAAGGGCTTTGGAAGCAATGGCCGAAGCTGATCCAGACCAACGGCCATCGAGTAGTAAGGACCGGTAACTTTTAACATGAACGAACACGAACACCACGAAAACGCTCTGGCCTGCACTCTCACCGACCATCGAGGGACCGCTGCGGCAGACATCATGCGTGCGTGCGGATTGACCCCGAAGATGTTCTCCCTACCCCGCGCCGCCTGCGTGGTAGCCGCCGCGTTCCGGCTGCGCGACAAGGGGATTCCGTGCGACATCCCAAACCTGCAATCGGAGGTCGGAGCGGAAGCGGAATCCTTCGGTGGCTCAAGATTCCTATACACGTTGGACGAATCGGTCATTTCGTCCAACGACATCCCGTTCCACGCGGAAATTGTGCGACGGGCTTACGCATCGAGGGCCGTGCGAGCAAAGGCGCATACGTTGGCTTCCGGCGACGCCACAGAGGAGGAGTGCCGCGCCATTCTTTCCGAGTGCCAGGAGGAACTGGTAGGGTTCAAGAAATCGGACGATTCCACGCAAGCAATCGTCATGTCGATCATGCAGGACATGGACGACACGCTCAAGGGCAAGCCGGAAACGGTATGGCCAACCGGGATCGTGTCGCTGGACATGACGCTGGACGGAGGATTCCGACAGGGGGAACTGGTCGTGATCGGGGCTTATCCGGGGAAGGGGAAGTCCGTGCTTATGGGGCAGATCGCCCTGTCGTGCGCCCAAAACAAACTCAGGTCACTGATTTTGTCAGCCGAGATGCCTCCGAAACAGGTGGTCCGCAGGCTCATGGCGTGCATGATGGGGCTAGAACTTTCCGTATTCCGAACCAAAACTCCAGCCGGGTCCGATCTCCAAGCCATCGCCAAAGCCGGGAACGACCTCACGAAGTTGGATATTTCGGTTCGCGGATGTCAGCAGATGTGGCAAGCCATCGCGGAGGGTTCCGTATGGGCCAAGAAGGGGGCAGGACTGATGGTTATCGACTACCTGCAACGCTTCGATGGTGGGTCGGATTTCGACAGCCGTGAACTGTGCGTGGCGGCGATGGCGCGAGGGGCAAAAAATCTCGCGCTAACAACCCTTTCGCCGGTTGTTCTCGGGTCGCAACTTAATGACGATGGGAAGCTGCGCGAGTCCAGGGCCATCGGACAGGAGGGCGACATCATCCTGATTATCGAAGACAACAGGATTATAGTGGAGAAGAACCGCGACGGGAGACTTGGGCCACTTCCGATTATCTCAGACTTCAAGCGGATGCGATTTATCGAAGGGCCCCCACTAGATGACGCACCAAAGCAATACGGGAAGCATCCAAAACGCAAATAACCCCAACCGAGCGCGGATATGAGAGAGAACGAGATGAACACCAAACTGACCGGCGATAGTCCGGTCCAGTGACTGGTTCGCCAACCGAAGGAGAAATGAGATGAGTGATACACCGAGATCTGACGGAATAACATTTAAAGCGCACCACGAAATGATGCCGCCATACGACACCGTTCCGGCAGCCTTCGCCCGCGACCTCGAACGCGAGAACGCGAGGCTCAGGGAGGCGTTGCGGTCCGCTTTCGAGTTGGCGTCGATGGTAACGGCGTCCAAGCAGAACGTCGGCCATCCGATGCTTCGGGCTGCCGCAAGAGTGACAGAAGCACTCGCCGCCAACCAACCGAGGACTGACACATGAGTACGCCGAGAACCGAACAATTCTGGTCCGCCCACCAACTTGGCCGTCCGACGCTATCGGAGGCGAAAGCGTTTACGGAAGGATTGGAACGCGAGAACGCGAGGATGCGGGAGGCGTTGGAGGAACTCTACAACATGGGCATAGCGATGGCGAAGATGCTCGGTTGGTCAAACAATCCCGGATTCGACCGTGCCAAGGCAGCACTCGCGGCCAACCAACCGGACGAAAGGGGGGAGGGATGAGTGTGGCGAATCTGCATCGGTGTGTACTGCTCACGGATGCTCCATGGATCAGGAGTTGCGATACGTGCCGTTACCAAGAGGGCAGGCACTACTGCTTGCGTCACGGTATGCAGGTCAAGAACATGGACACCGTGAGGTGTGCCGACCATCAAGACCGAGGCGAACGCGGAGAGGCAGACCACATGCTGCCGAGGGGGATGTAGGATGAGTGTCGATTTCCCGAGAGCATGGCAGATAGCCAAGTCAATTCCGCCCAGCCAGCATGACCCAAGATGTAGTTTTGCACAGACAGACGGGGCCGTGCTCTGTGACTGCGATGTACTTATGAAGCATCCCGAGACTCTCGACGATGTGCTGCAAACTGAGAAGCAACAATGGTCCGATGACCTTGTGGCCGATCTTGTCCGAGAGTGGAACAAGGCAGCTAAGAGCGGAACGCTACCCAAGGTGATATGACCATCCCGCTAACCGAATCCCAGCAATCCGCCCTCCTGCCGCTCCACCAGCAGGCCCAGGAGACATCCGGCGCGGTCATGCTTGGCATCGAGCGGCTGCTCGGCGGCGAACTGACGCTGCGGGCAACCGTGATTTCGGGAGATCAAAAGCAAGCGATGATTTCGGCGATGCAGAAACTGAAAGCGAAACAGGAGGTGAAAGGATGAAACGCCACGCAGACAACCCCGATTCGGACGAGATGCGAAAGGCCGAATACGACCACAATCAGTACATGGCAAACATCAGGTATTTCACGCCAGAGCAACTGGACCAGATCGCCCGGATCCAGGCCGAAGAGGAAGATTGCGACCCGACACCATGATCGACCCCGAAAACATCAAGCTTCTCGACAAGTTGGAGGAGTTGGAACGCGCCGCCTTGGCCGAAAGCGAGGTTCGCCGCAGTCTGGGGGAGGATGAAGCGGCAGACGAGGCGGAAATGGACTTTGGATCGCTTCTCGCTTCGGAAGCCAACATCGCCCGCAGGATATGGCCAGAACTCATGGACGATGCGCCATAGCTCGCCCCATCGAAAACCGCCGTGGCGCTATTCCGGCACCCTGTAGGGCCTTTCGGGAGGCAAGATGTCTCGCGAAATGGCTTCCGAGGGCAGGAATCACGGTTTTTGACGCCAGACGGGGCATTTCTGGACCGGACCACGCGCCACATTGGAACGCGAAACTGCCGCCACCCTTTCGAGTGGCGGCAGATGGTTCGCGCCGGATTCTGGTTATTCCCGAGGATAGTCCGTTTCGTGCGGGTCTAGAACCTCCCAATCATCCGAGAGGAGATCGGGCGTGCTGGCGTTCCATCCGGGTTGGTGAGTTCTCCCGGCTGTGAACAGCACGAGATGCGGGTCGTACTTCCGCGCCATCGCCGTACCTTGAGCCATGCTATGGGCGTCCTCCAAGTAGATGTGCATCTGCTTGCCATTCCACCCGGCTCGCCGGGCGTGTTTCCCATTTTTCAGGGCTGTTACAACTTCTCCTATGTTCGCCATATCGTATCGTTTCTGTCTTGATCCACTCGCCGCAGCGAATGGATGTTGTTGGGTTACGTGCCTGCGGGCATAAAAGCTACTTCGCCTTGGAAATGATGCGCCGAAGATATGGAGCAACCCAAGTATTTGCCCAACATTCAAACGCTAGCTTCAGATCAGCTTCGGCATCCAACTTTGAATGGACCGGGATTGATTCAATGAACGTGCAGCAGTACGGACCAGCGTCCTTGAGTCGATCAAGGCATTCTTTGGCTATGTCAGCGGCGGAAACGCGTCTGGCGTCAATCTCATCGGAGTGAGTTACGGCTGTCTCGATCTCATTCATGCCGCTACCTCCTGCCCCGTCTTGGAGTTGAACCAGTAGTCGCCGGAATCGCGGAACTTCCAATTCCTTGAACGTGTCGGAGGGGCCAATTCGATCCGCGTTTCCCGAAGCGCGAACGTCGAATCGTGGACCGGGGAAAAAAGCTCGTTTCGGGTCTGGTAGGTCATGTGTACGCCATCGGGTTCAATCTTCCAATCCAAGACGTAAACGACCGTGTTTTCCCAGTCTTTGCGGGCGGACTCAGGAAGCAACGCCTCCTTGTAAACGCGAACGGGTTGCGTGCCGTCCTTGTCGATGTACGTGAACAGGGTCAACGCCCCGTCGATAACGGTGGTTCTCATCTCACTTTCCTCCTTCGTTGCGGGACTCGCGCCCCATTGTTTCGGTAATCGTCTTGATCGCCAATGTCATTTCCAGAGTGATCGGCACCGTCCCGGCCTCCCGCCGCTGGATGGTCCGAAGATCGACTCCGAGCATGGCGCCGACCTTGGTTTGCGTGCCGAGGGACTGACGGAGCTTGCGGTATTGGGCGGGGGTTAGGGGTTTCATTTGGACACACGGACATAACGCGCATTGAGATTGGTTTTGACGTGTCCGCATCCGAGCGCACGAGTGATCATGAATCCTGCATTACGGAGGATTTGAGCCGCATGCTTGCGAGATGAGAATTGCGCCATGATCCGATGGCCGTTCCCAACTGTACCGTAGCGGTTAATCGTGACGCTAACCGCTCCCATTGGCGAGCAATCGGACAATCGCTTCCCATAGGTTTCCCAAAGCGTCTGGTCGGTATTGTAGTTCATTTTCTCTATTCTCCTTCTGGTTTGCGCCCCATTAAAAGGGCTGGTTGAGTGATTTGGTGGCAGACTCTGCAAGGGTCAGGCGTGGATTTTCCCGTCGTCTCCTACGTACAGTTCGTAGGTTCCAAAGCTGTGCGATATGCGGGTCAACTCCTCCCCGCTATCCGGCCAATCGCCGTCCCAAAATCCGGCACCGTGACCATTGCGCGTGAGCCAGAAATCATGTCCGGCTTCCTTGTAGTGGGGCGCAATAACTGCCTCGGCTTGGAATCTGGAGCAATCTGCAACCATACGCTCGCGGGTATCCTCCGCGATGTCCGCAAGGCTGTATTGCTGGTCAAGCGGGATGTCTGAATCGTCAGTGGAGGACCAAAGCGCGGCCTCCATGTACGCTGTCGTGAAGCTATCGTATTTCATCGGTGTTTCTCCTGGTTAGTTGTTTTGCGAGCCGGTTTCCGGCCCATTCTGCCCGCCCTCGAAAGGATGGGCAGAGGGGCGGGAATCAGGCGAGTTCGCGCATCATCTCGTTGAGCGCAACGCGGTCCAACTTGGTCCCGCTGTAGCTGATGCGGTCTGGCGTGCTGTCATGCACAAGCCCCATGTTTTCGACGAATGCCGAATACGGGCGACGACCCTTGTAATTCCGCATGAACTCGACAGCCGAGCGGTAAAGCGGCTCATCGTTGTTGATCCAGAGCGAGACGTTCCAAGTCTGGCGGTTCTTCCATCCGTTGTATGTTTGCGTGGTTTTCATTTTCTGTGGTTTCTCCGGGTTGGGTTTGGGGTTGAGCGGTGAATCAGACGAGTTCAAGAATCACGTTTCCGTCAGCCGAAAAGACAGTGACGTTTCCGTGGTCGTTGACCTCTTTGTAATCTTCGTCCTGCGTCTCGTGTTCGACGCCAGATTCAAGCGTTGGCAATTCTTCGATGGAATCGCGTGCTGGCCAGAATCCGAAATCAGAGCCATCTCCCTCATGCGCTCCGAAGTAGCAGTATGGACCAGCGAACGTGTTGAGCGCATCGCAGAGGCTCGCAATCACGTCCTGCGCAGTCATGTCGTGATCTTCGTCAATCTCGCCATTGTCGCCGAAGCAGTCTTGAGCCTCTCCCATGAGATCAGCCAAGCTATTGCGAAGGTTGAAGTGTTCAGGTTGAGCGAGCGTGTTCCCATTTCGTCCAATCTGGTATTCGAGTTCATTCATAAGCGCTTCGAGCAAATCCTGATCGCGAAGCGTGCCGTGTGAGATGGTTCCGATTGATGCGCATTTCATTTTGTTTTCTCCGAGTGGTTGAGGTTTTGACTAGTGAGTGAGTGCGAGCACGATCAATCCGACCGGGATGCACATGGACAGCGCCACGATCACAGTCAGCACGATAGCGCGGATTACTTTTCCGAGGATCACGAGAGCGGATAGGGCTTTGTTCATGTCCAACCTATACGTCACTATGCCGCATGTGGCAACGGATATTTTGCGACGCTATGCCGCAAGCGATGACGTGTCAGCATATCCAATTGACCTGCAACCCTGATAAATGCTAGGTTGCAGCATGGTTTGCTCGAATATCAAAATAATCGTGGTTGAGTGTCCGAAGTGCTACGCCGAAGCGTTCAAAGTTGAGCTTTTGGAGGGATATTGGACGCAAACGGAATGGGGTAAATCACATCACATGCACGGCGTGGGATTCTGCCAGAAGTGCGGTCACATCGACCAGTACGAGGACGATTCTATATAATCCCTACTGAGATTAGGGGGATTCCAGGCGTTTCTAGAGTAAAACCCGGAAAAGTGATGACATGAAATCACTTAAAGCTTGCATACCGCACTACAATAGGCAGTAAACTGAGAAAGCCATCCGGCATATTGGAGAAACTTCATCGATTAGCGTCATGGCATCGGCGCGCGAGCGGTACAGCATCGCAGCGGACTCTCAAGGCATCTCCACTTCCGGCAGATCCACACCAGCTTGGGCAGCTCGCAACCCCAGGAGCATCAAGCGGACTCGCAACCTCGTGATGGACGGCTCACCGACCGAAACACCGAGAGATTGGATCGCGTCGCACGCCGAGACCGGCAAAGCGATCAGCACGTCACGGAACCCGACAGCTCGACGGTAAGCGCGACGTTTGCGGCCTCGTTCGATCAATGAAGCGTGTTTCCGACGCCGGACACGCTGACTGGCAGCATTGATACAGGCTCGGCGAGTGGACATCTCAGTAGATAAGAGAACAGGGGTTAAGCCTCGCAATAGGTTGCGTAGAGAGTGCATTGGCAGTCTCGACCCATCGCAGCACGCGTTGTTGACTGGTTATCCGGCCCACAGATCGGCGATTCACTGGCCAGAGTAATGACATAGCGAGAGATGCAAGCCGAGGATCGCAACTGATAACCGCAGACTATGCCGCTCATGTATAGCCAAAGGGCTTTTCGTCCCTCCCATGCTGTAAATGAGGGGTATATTGGGCTGTATCATAGGGTAATGGCGATTAGAGAGCATGGATCAGGGGAGGACTGGACAATAAGGGATCGAGGCGAGCGATGACATGTCAGCAATTCGAGCACTCGAACGACGGGGGGTAGGGTGCCCCCTCCCTTCCGCCCAGGGCCGGGTCCATTCTCATATCCGATACCTCGGGAAAATCCCCAAAAATTCCACGGTTCCCTTTTCTCATCGGTCGACTCCTCTGTAGGGCG